ACCTGACGTTTCCTGAACTTATTCTCACTATTAAATGCTATATTTGTCTGGATATATTCAATCAGATTCTTCGGATGGCAGAGCATTGCCTTTGACAGATAATAGCTAGGTGTTCCAGCCGTACTTCTGGTAAGTCTAGGCACTCCAATAACAGGTATTCCCTGATAAAATACTGGAGGATTATCAATCAAATAGTTCATTGCCCCTGCATGAGTTGCGCCAATGGCAGTCAACCATCTCCTATATAGCCACTCTAAATCTACATGCACATAAAATCTCCAAGCTTTCAGATCAGTAGCATCCAGATACTTCTTAGGAAGTGCATCCAGCATACTGTCAAAAAGCAAAAGAGTTTTATCTGCTGTAGAAGCAAAATTTCCGCTTGCATGGTCAACCTCGTGGTCTGTAGCACCTAACTGAAACCAGCCGGCATTGTCATCATAAACCCCGCTACCTGTTACGGTATCAGAATTTACGGCAACAGCCTCTAAGTCAGTACCAGTTTTCCTGGATATCCTTCTCATCAGCTTATTCTCAAATCCAGCCTTCTCTATTGAGTTCCTAAGCGAACTCCAACCCAAATTAACTGCTATGATATACTCAACAGCAGTAATTGTAACCTGGCCTGTACTTGGTTCAGTGGTTGTAGTATGCTCTGTTCCCTCATCTGCTGGTGTCTGGATTAATAATTCAGAAAATTCTATCTTATCCATCTCAAAGGTCTTTTCAGGCCCACTTTCATTGCGACATTCAGCTCTCATTACAGCTCTTTCCAAAGTTTCCTCTATAAACTGAGTAAGTTGTCTAGCGTTTAGCAATCCACCGCCACTTTCTAAATCACTGTCAGTGAAAAGTGTCTTACTGCCAAAGAACTTCTTGTTTAACTCTTCTAGTAACTGTTCATTCGTTAACATGTGTATTAACTCCTTTCCTCTAAATTTTATTTTTTATTATACTATACCTTTTATCCCGAAGGCTCCCTTATAATCAGCTTTACCGTCATCATTTTTAGTATCATCGGAATCTTTTTTATTGACCTTCTTCTTGTCTGATTCTGGTTTTATATTAAGCTCTTTCTTTATTCCGTCAATTTCGGTTTTTACTTCCTTGAACTTCTTTTCAACCACATCAGTTATCTTAGTCAATAAATCGTCATCCTTGTCATCATCTTTATCATCATCGTCTGATTTCTTAGAATCCTTCTTCCCGGATACATCTTTTTCATCCTTATCATCTGAATCATCGTCATTTTTGTCATCTTTTTTATTATCTTTTTTATCATCATTCTTATCATCTTTATCAGAATCATCAGAATCACCAGAATCCTTATCCTTTTTGTCCAATAGTTCTTCCAGCTTGGTTTCAATATCTGCTTTAAATGTACCCAGCTCTTCCTCTATGGCTTTTTTAACTATATCCTTTACTTCTTCCTCGTTCATATCACTATCCTCCTTTTTTAAGTTTTTCCCTACAGTTGCCAATACTGTCTGAATGGTCTCCCCCGCCTTCACGATACTGGCGGCAGCATTCAGCAACTTAGTTTCATTGGATTTGCTTAACACCCTTCCAATTTTGGTTTCGACTAAACCAAGTCTGTCTTTTATCTTGTCCGCAATCTTGTCTACAAAAGACTTATCTAGTTCGTCCAGTTCCTTGAATTCTGGCACATCCTTGTCAAATTGCTTATAATGCTTTGCCAAGTGGTTATATACTCCTCTCCTATCAGGAGCAGGCAGCATAACTCCACCTCTGGCGCCCATCAAGGCCCCCATTGCAGCCTTAACGCCATTCCAAACAACCGGATATCCCCCGCCGCTTTTATGGTGGGGCAACTTATATGCGCCCTTGTTATCTGCGTCCTTCTCATCATACCAAGTACACATAACCTTGAGGTCCTTAACTTCCGATTTCTTTACTTCTGCCCCCGCATCCCAGGGAGTAGTTTCAGGCAACGCAGTAGTCTTCCTGAACGGAATAACAGATTTATACTCCGCCATTTTCAGTGCTATAAACCGCTTGTCAATCATCGGCCTATTAACATAGGATACCTCAAACGGCTTTACTTTCTTTAGCCAATTTAATTTCACTTTCACGCCTCCCTTTCATTAGATTTCGATGGGCTCCCTTTCGCCCTCGTATCCGATACTGTAACCCACAAGTTCTCCACTTTTTATTTTATCCCATACAGCTTGGGATGCCTCCGTAACCAGTACCCAGCTTCCTTTTGTAACCTTTACTTCATTCATCTCAAAATCAACCGGGGCGACATAAGTTTGCAGCATTACTCCCACGCCTAATACTCTATGCATTACGCCAATATCCTGGAGGCTCTTCGAAAAACTATGTACAGCTTCCTCTACAGATTCTTCTGTCAAAATATCTCCTTCTAGATCAACCTCCCAGGGAACTAACGCTACACCGTAAACAATTCTTTTTTCTTCGTTAATCTTAAAAAACTTCTTTGCCTGTTCTTCGGGCTGCGCCTCGACACCCTTGTGCTCGTTATACCATTCTACGGCCTTATCCTCATCCCATTCCTTTTCCTTGTTGAAATAATACTCGATGATTTTCTTCCTGTTGAATGTGTAAAGGGCTTTTATACCCAACCTATCGGAAATGGTAATAACTCTTGTATCCACATCGACAGCGACCTTGGTATCAACCGGGACTGTTATAACATTATCATTCATTTTCCCTCTTTCCTTTCTCCAACTGGTAAAGCAAATTGCCAACCTTTGCTTCAAGTCAGAATAATCTTCTTTCATTATGTCATTTGACATGCATCTGCCTATAAAATCTGTCTGTTCTTCTCCCGTTCTTGGCTTTGGTATAGGCATTATCTTCTCCTTTTTCTAAAACTTTTCTTTCTTTTGTCTCTTCTTTTTATTTTTGGTAGTATTTCCTTTTCTATAAATTCCTTTGTCTCCTTCTTATTTAGCTTTTTAGCTACAGGTATTTCTGTTGCAATACTATCAAACATTTTGTCTTCTTCTGTTCGTGGCTTTACGGGATTCTTTATGACCTTGATTTTTACTTCAGCCTTTGCTTTTTCAAAGTCCTTTTCAGAAATAATTCCGCCCATCTGACCTGCGATGGCCCCTATCCTTACCAGCTTTTCTACATCCTTGTCCTCAACAACAATATCGCTCCCAATCCTGTACCACTTGTCCTTGTAAGTGATGTCATCTAAAGTTTTTGTTCTAAGCATTTTACCTCCTTAAATAAAATTTATCTTCTACTTCTATTTTCATTAAGCCAACCAATATAAGACACACCTTCTCCATTAACACTAGAATCAATATAAGGGTTGGTATCATCATCATCAATTTTTATTGTAACTTCTTCCCCGGCAGCAAGAATGAGGCCTGTTGAACTGTCAACAGAATCATCTCCAACATATATAAGTCCATTGTTAGTTGCTTTTGCCTTAATTGTCACAACATAAATCTCTTTATCAGTTGTTAGCAATAATACTGCCGTTCCCGCAGATGCTACATTTCTTTGCCCATTAAATAAACGCATCTTATTCCTCCTTTATGATATTGATTGTTATAACATCGCCGACCTTGAGGGATTCTTCAGAGCCGTGGAACAGTACCTCTTCCAGCGTGAGATATTCCTTGCCGTCTTTCTTCAGGTATATCCCTGCTCCCCCGCCGGTCTGCATTATTCTGGCTCGGCCTATTATGTATTGTTTTCTTGCCATTTTCCTCCCAATAAAAAAACCCAAAACACAATATTTTTTATTATATCTCGGATTTTTTATTAATCTATTTAATTTTTTATTTAATTTAACTTGTCATTATACACTATATATCTAGTTTTGTATATAGAGCAAGTTGGCTTCTCAGGTTTGCTATAGACACCTCCACCAATACTTGCTCTATCTTAGGAGTATCTCTCTGAATCCCACATCTACCTCCCCTTATTCAATTATTTAAAGACAGGAATAAGACCGTCTATAACTATTAAGGTAAATCTCTTATAAATAACATAATAACTATTCGCTCCAACCTTCATTAAAAGCCCAACCTTCACTAATTTTCTTCATTATTTTCTCCTTTAGACCTATATGTTAATTTTTACTATTATACACTATCAAAATATAAAAGTAAAGTCTATTCCTTTACAGGTTCGCCATCCTCTATAATTAGCTTGCCATCTTTATCCCAGGCATTTATTTTCCAGTCCTCATTTTCTATATAATCTCTGTCTTTCCCAAATATTCTCTTTACCATTATATTACCTCCAGCTTTATAATTGTCCTCTTAACATTATTCATTACTCTGGTTGTTGTGTCTACTATATTATACCTTACTTTACTAGAAATTAAAACCTCTTCTTCTTGGGCAAATCTAGCCAAATGTTTTATAGAAGAACTCAAATCTGGCGCTTCTTTTAACTCAAAAATAACCCCATCTTTAGAGGCAAACTTTCTAGCTATAGACTCCTTTGTACTGAATGAAGAAGTTCCTTGCATATCCATTATTGAACCCTTAGATAGTTTTGCAATATCATCTCCACCGTGCATTATCCCTCTAAATAATTTAACTTTTGGCTTAAATTTAGGAGCAACTTTAAGATATTCTTCTATATTTTTTGCATCTTTTACAATTTCTCTCATTATTTCAGGAAGGTCTGTCGTATGTTTCTTTATTAAATATTTTTTTAATTCAGCCTTGCCACCCCTATTTAAAACCCTTATCTTATCATAATTATAACCTGTGTAATTATTAACTGAATTTGTTATTTCAAAAGCTTGCTTACGGCTTAAAGTTATCCCTCTCTTTTTAGCATCCTTTATAAACAGGTCTATTTTTTCACGGCTAGTTTCAAATGGCTTTATATGACCTCTTGAAGGCCCCACTGGAACTTTAGGCTTCTTAATAGGAACTCTAGGTTTAGCAACTCTAGGAATTTTAGGTACTTTAGGTATCTTAATAAACTTGGCAATAGGGATTTTGGGATTTGCCTTAATGACCTTTCTTACATCCGCCAGCTTGGGCTCCTTCAGTATGGGTGGCCCTATCACACAAATCCAAGTGCATCTTCCCCGAGGGTGCATTGGCAGGCAGCTCCTTGCCTGGTCTACCGGCATTATCAGCCCACCCAGGGGCATGCAAATATCGCAAGTAACCTCATCGTTTGCCACAAGTATCTGTGCCTTCTTTATCTTGGCGACCTTGTAGGAGTCTATGGTGGCTGTGTTGAATGACCTCAGGGTCTCGGTCCTCGCTATCATCAGCGCCCGGGACTGGCTGCACCTATCATACACATTGCCCACCCTCACGGCCAGGTCGTCCATAGATTCCAGTTTCTCCACGCCCTCGTAAAGTTGGTCATAAATCAACGCCGATGTCTTGGAGTCTATGTTCTTGCTTATCTCCTTTGCGCCAACCAGAAAATCCTCATAGTTAGCCGTTATAAAGCTCTGGGCATCCATAGCGAACTGCGGGCTGTTGGCGTAGGTTACCGCATCAGTTATATCGTACTTGAAGAGCCTCCCAAAAAAGCTTTTCTTTCTGGAAACCCCCTTGATCTTGGCCACCTGGTTGATGAGCGTTACCGCATTTGTTATCCCGTGGGGCGTGGTGTTGTGGTGTATGAATTTCAGTATCGTGAGCAGATCATCCTTGTATTTCCTAAAATTATACCCATCAATAAGAACTTTTAAAGCCTTATTGACGGGCTT